GGTGCAGTTTGGAGGTGATGTGTACACGGCCCTCCGTCGCAAGTACGAAGCCTACGGTTATTCAGGATTTGAACAGTCGTTTCCCGACCCGAAAGGCCCGAACGCGATTCCTCCGGCCCCGAACGCGGAAATGGAAGCACTCAAGATCAAGGCAATGCGCGAGGAAACCTTGCGTATGCAGGCTGAGAACACGTTCCAGCTTGGTCAGGCGCAGTTGATGGTGGACGCGCAGGAATCGCAGGCAAAGATCGACAAGATGCAGGCTGAAATCCTCGATATGTCGGACAACAGCAACCACGAAGAAGCCTACAAAGAAATATCAATGATGCAGGCGCAGTTGAGTGCAGAGAAATTGAAGATGGACACGCTACTTGGTGTGGCGAAATTAATGATGGAGAAGAAAAAACTTGAGCGAGAACCAGCAAAAGCCGCGTGACGAGTTTGACGAGTGGAAGTCGCACCCGATTACCGAACGATTCTTTAACTACCTACTGTTGGTAGAAGCGTCGGCTAAAGAAGATTGGGCGCGGGAACAGTTTGTAGGTCGGAGCCTTGAGGAAATGGCATTGCAAAACGCCAAGGCTCTCGGTGGGGTCAGCGTATTACGGCAACTCCGGCACGTTGACTTTGAAGCAATTATTGAAGCCGAAAAGGAAGCCCGTGAACAAGTCAGGAATTAAGGCGGTTGGCTGGACGGTGCTGGTTAAACCAGCAGAGGTTGAGAAGCGCAGCGAGGCAGGAATCATCCTGCACGCACCGACTGAGGAAGATCGCGTCCAGCTTGCACAGATTTTCGGTGAGGTCGTGGACATTGGCCCTGATGCGTGGTGCGACGAGTCAACTCCGCGCTGTGTGATTGGCGACCGCGTGATTTTCCGCCGCTATGCCGGTGAACAGTTCGACGGTGACGACGGTATCAAATACCGCCTAATGAACGACAAGGACATTTTGGCAATCAAGGAGTAAAGATGGAACCCGAAAATAAAGTTGTAGAAACTGTTGACAACGGCGAAAAAGCAGTATCTACTAACAATAGTGACCATTCACTTGACTACGAGGCGCTTGCTTCGCAGATCGGGTGGAGTCCACAAGAAAAGTTCCGTGGCGCCCCTGAAAAATGGGTTGATGCCAAGACCTACTACGAGAAGGGCGAGTTTGTCCTTCCGATAGTCAAGAAGCAACGAGAAGAAGCCAAGAAAGACGCCGAATCCCTTCGCAAGCAAATTGCGGAGTTGAAATCGACGCAAGCGGAATTTCAGAAGTTCACGGAAGAAGCCGCTGAGAGAAAGTACAAAGAGCAAATCGCAGAGTTGAAGGAAGCACGCGCTGCTGCCGTTGCTGCTGGCGATGACAAGGCTTTCAAACAAGCCGATGACGCCATTGACGACCTGAAAGAACAAGTCGCCAAGAAACCCGAAGCCAAGAAAGTAGAAACGGAAGTTGGAAACGACCCTGTTTTTTTAAGCTGGCTTGAACAGAACCGTTGGTACGCCGACGACCCAAAAAAGAAAAGATTGGCAGATGAGTACGCAATCTTTTACTCAAACAACGATGGGTTGAAGGGCGAAGCCCTTTTAATCGCGGTCACAGACAAGATCAAAAGCCTTGAGCCTGACGGTACTGAGCGCCCCGGCCCGCAACGAGCGGGAAAGACGACGGGGAATAACTCGAAAGCCAAGACCTTTGACAACCTGCTGCCCGAGTACAAGCAAGCCTTCGCCCGATTTGAAAAGAACGGAATCAAGATGACCAAAGAGCAATACGTTGCGAAGTGTGACCCTGATGCGTGGGGTGCGTGATGCCCGAATGTTCTAAATGTCATAAGCAACACAGCAGATTTAGGGATGCGGCACATACAAGGCCGCAGTCGTATTGCGCGGAGTGTCATGCGTTGTTTATGCGAACAACGCGACCAAAACACTCGGAACTGGCTGATGAGCAGCGCAAAGCAGCAAACGCAAGGGCTTACGCGAACGTGTATCAAAGGCGCGGGTTGTTGGCAAAACAGAATTGTGAAGTTTGCGGTAGTGAAGATTCCGAGAAACACCACGACAGTTACGATAGACCTTTAGATGTTCGGTGGGTGTGTAGGGATTGTCACTTGTCGCTACACCGTCAGGAACACCAACAGGAAAAGGGGTCTATATGGCTGGCTTAACTCGTGAGCAACGCGCTGCAAAAGCGGCAAAATTGGCAGCAGAAACAGTAACTAGTGGGGCGATTGCCAACGTGGAAGATATCCCGTTGGTAAAACGTGAAACACCGGCAAGAACGCGATTAGATGCGCGTGAGTACGCCGAACAATTGCGATCCAGCCGCAAGGATTTTAGCGGTCTGGAGATGAAGTTGAAGTATTACGGGGAAAACCCCGGCTGGAAACGCAGGTGGGTGAACGAGGAAAACGTTCCCTCCCGCGAACAGGAAGGTTACAGGTTCGTACTCAGGAGCGAAGTAAATATGTCCGACAGCATCGGGCGCGGCAATACCGACATGGGCGACCGTGTATCGGTGTTTGGCGGCACCAGTGAGCGCGGCGTACCTTACAACCAATACCTGATGGAAATCCCGCAGGAAATCGCGGACGAGTACGACTACGAGAGAAGCCACAAAAAAGTCAAGCTAAGTGAAGAATCCATCCGCGCTGGAACGGTGGGGAACCCTAACGGGAACACCCGCACCGGCACCAAGGATGGATTGCCCGAAATCAAACTTTCTTAGGAGACTTTAAATGGCAAACGTAAATCGCCCATTTGGTCTGATGCCTGTTGAAACGTTGAGCGGACGCGAACCGTCTGTGCATCGTTACTACATCCCATCGACCGATACGGATGCGTATTACATTGGTAGCCCCGTTATTCTCGCCGCTGTTGGTGACGCCCGAGGCGTCCCCGGTGTCGCTATCGGCGCTGCTTCTGGTGTTTTCGTTGGTTCCGTAGTTGCTGTTGAACCGGCAAACATCAACGGTATCTCGCAGGTTGGCACTACGCTGGACACGACCCAAGTGTCGATTCCGGCAACCAAGACCCGCGCTTACTACGTCTATGTTGCTGATGACCCGCACCAGATTTTTGAAATCCAGTGTGGTGCTACCGCAACCAACCTCGTTACCACGAAGCTGAACAACAACTTCAACGTGACGATTGCCGCCCCGAGTCCCGCAACGTCGCCGCAGTCGGCCACGATTGTTGATAACTCGACCATCAACACCACGAACACGCTGCCCATGCGAATGATGGGTTTGGCGCAACGCGAAAACAACGAAGTTGGTGCATACCAAGTCGTGCGTTGCAAGATCAACACCCACGCTTACGGCAACGTAATCGCTGGCGTCTAAGGAGAAACGATCATGGCAGGCGGCGTAATCGCAACAGGCAACCACCCCAAGGCCCTTTGGCCTGGTGTTGCCGTATGGTTCGGAAACTCCTACGACAGCTATCCGGCTGAGTGGAAGGGTCTTGTTTCCGACGTTAAAACCTCGGACAAGAACTACGAAGAAGTAGTTCAGGACACCGGCTTTGCAATCGCTCCGGCGAAAGCACAGGGCGCTGGCATTGCATACGATGCCAACGTTCAAGGCTATGTCACTCGCGCAACCCATGTGACCTACGCATTGGGCTATGCGGTGACGATGGAAGAACTGCAAGACAACCAGTACGAAGCGGTGTCGATGGCTCGTGCGAAGGCTAACGCTTTCTCGCAAGCACAGACCCGTGAGTTGGTTGTTGCCAACGTGCTGAACAAGGGCTTTTCTACCGCCTTGCAAGTCATTGGTGATGGTGCGGCTTTCTTCTCAACCTCGCACCCGCTGTCCAACGGTGGCTCTTTCGCAAACACCCCGACCACGCAAGCCGACTTGTCGGAAGCCAGTCTGGAAGATGCGCTGATTGCTATCGCTGGCTTCACCAACGACCGTGGCCTGCAAATCGCCGTGATGCCGAAGAAGCTGGTTGTTTCGCGTCAGAACCAGTTTAACGCTGCACGCATCATGAAATCGAGCCTGCAAAACGACACCGCCAACAACGCGATCAACGCGATGAAGGTGATGGGCGTGCTGCCGGAAGGTTTCGAGGTCAATCACTACCTGACCGACACCAACGCTTGGTTTGTCAAGAACGCAATCCCGTCTGGTTCGGGCTTCACGTTTTGGGAGCGTATGCCGGTGACGTTTGACAAGGACAACGACTTCAACACGAAGAACGCCCTTGCTTCCAGTATCACCCGCTTCTCGGTGGCTGTGGCTGATCCGCGCTGCTACTACGGCGTGTCAGGCGCGTCTTAATCGACGGACTCGGGAGGGTGAAATTCCCTCCCACCTTTTTTCAACATTTGAGTGTAGGAGACTGAAATGGCAGCAAATGCTTTAGGTGTAAATGAGTCAATCGTCCATGCGCCGAAGTCGCAGGTAAATGCGTACTGGTATCGCGGCGGACTTGGCATGATGGGTTCGGCAGAGTTCCAGGTGTTCATGGACGATTTTGTCCAGCCGGTTGCGTCCAACATCCCGACCGATTGGGCAGCCGCCATTATTGACGCAGGCGCCACGACTACCACATCTACCACTGCAACCACCGCTGCAAACGGCGTGCTGGTGTTGGCTGATGCAACCGCGTCTGAGGGCGCGGCTTTCTACGGTGCCAAGTCGCTGCAACTGGTGTCCGGCAAGAAGATGTTCATGGAAATGCGCTTCCAGACGGACGACGTAACCGACAACGCGGTGCAGTTTGGTTTGTCTGACCTGACCGCAACAACCAACCCCGAAGATTTGTGGACGACCACCGCTGCTAACGTGTTGGCTTTTGGCCTGCTGGACGGTGTGGCAACCCCGCAGATGCTTGCCGACAAGTCCAACTCTGGCTCTACCGCAGAAGCAGGAACTATCTCGGTTGTGGCTTCTGAGTGGACGACCTTGGGTATCTACTACGACGGTTCTGCTCTGTTCGGTTTTGTGAACGGTCAGCAAGCGTTGAAATGGTCGCAAGCCTCTACCACCATCCCGACCGCTGTTGCGCTGGCCCCGTTCGTTGGTCACATCAACGGCAACGGTGCAGGTGGCAACGTGGTTCTTGTTGACTACGTTCGCTGGGCCTTCCAACGATAGGGGGTTGTTATGGCCAACAGTGTGACCACCCAAGTAATTGAGGATGGGCCGCGTAACTATGTCCTGAAGGTCAATATGCTTCTGGACACGTCGGACGTGTCGATTACCGACCTCATCACCCCATCGGGACTGTCGGCACTTGGCGATATTAACGGTGCCTGTTCCCGCGTCAGCATCTACCGGATTGTTTATGACGTTGAGGACTCGCTGACGGTCAACCTGTATTGGGACGCCACTACCGACGTTCCCATTGCCCGACTGGTTGGTCGTGGAATACTCGACCAGAAGAAATTCGGCGGGATGCCCAACAACGGCGGCGCGGGCGTTACTGGCAAGGTGCAGTACGACACGCAGGGCTGGTCTGCCAGCGCGGTACTTGCGGCGACATTCACCATTCACGCAGTCAAGAGTTAATGAGTGAGCGCCTTTTCCAACCTCACCAGGGGCCGCGTAAAGGTTGAGGCGATTCTGACCGACGTGAATGGCAACATCATTCCAGTCGGGCCTACATCGTCCTCTACCCCAACCGTCACTAGCGTCCCTGACTCTGCATCAAGCGTCACTCTGCTTGCCTCAAATACAAGCAGGGCGGGCGCATCTATCCAGAACGACTCTAGCGAAATCCTCTATGTGAAATTGGGGGCAACCGCGACCACTACCGACTACACGGTTGAGATGGTGTCCGGCGCTTATTATGAAGTCCCTTTCGGCTACACCGGCAGGATAGATGGCATTTGGGCCAACAATTCCACGGGTGCGGCACTAATTACTGAGTTGACCTAATGCCGTTATATCCACCAGCAGGAGGGGCCGGTGGCGCTGCGATAAGCGCGGGAACACAATCCCAAAACACCGGCACAGTCGTTTTCTCCAACTCCAACGGCATTTCCTTTGGGCTGAATAACGGTACGCTGACCGCGACCGTAACGCCTGGTGCTGCCGCTGGTGTGGCCGCTGCTGCCGCAGGAACGCAAACACAAACTTCGGGAACGCTGGTTTTCGCCAACAGCAACGGCGCGACGTTCGGAATGTCCGGTTCCAGCCAAGTCACGATGGACTTCGGTTCATCCCGCCTTGCCGGAACAGGCTTTACCAGCACGACCATAGCGGGGATTGCACCGGCTGCGACGCTCAACACGGCTGGTCTGTCAATGGCATTCCCGAACGTGCTGACCACCGCAAGGGCGTCCAATGATGGAGTTGGACTTGCTACGGCACAGACCAACGTAACGTGGACGGTCAACAGCGCGGGGATTAGTGTCAACGCCGCAGGCTACGCCGGAACAGGCTTTACCTCGACCACCACCGCGGGAGTGGATGTAAAGGCCACACATAACACCGCTGGTTTATCAATGGCGATGCCCAGCTTCCTGACTACGGCGGCGCAATCGAACCACAGTCACGGCAACCCGCAGCTTAATCTGACCAACCTGACCGGAACTACGGCAAGTAACTCGGCAGGGTTCACGCTGTCCCTGTCTGGAAACGCAGCGCAGACGAATCAAAGCGCCATTCGTGGGCTTGGCGTCTCAAATACGGGGGTTACCGCTGGAAACACGGGCATATCCACGGGTATTGATTGGGTACTGGCCGGAAGTCAAAGCCTCACGCTTTCGCAGTCCACCGCAGGCGGTGGCCCGAACACCATCTGGTTCCAGCATCCCGCATGGCTTACAACGCAATCGGTACAGACTCAGGCAAGCGGAAACATCGCCGGTACGGGAACGACGTTCAACGGAGCGAATATCTCCGGTTCCATGACCATGAACTCGGTGGGCTTGCAGCTTTCGATGTCCGTTGCGGCCCCTGGCGGCGGTGGAAACACAGTAACCCTGTACGCGAACAGCAACACGACGCAAAGCAGCAGCGGTACGGCGAATATCAGCAGCATCAACTTTGCCGGTGCGGGTATTGCCTCTGTCGGCGTGACAAACGGCTCTGTGGTTATTTCGGTTCCGGCAGGTGGCGGCGCGGGTGACGGTGGAAACATCGTTTCTATGTTGACCAGCACTAGCGGTGGCGGCACAGCGGGTGCGACCTTTAGCAACTCTACTGCGTCTATCGGCTTGATGGCGGGTAGCAACATCACCCTGTCGCAGACCAGCAACACGATTGTGTTTAACGCGCCGGATAGTTCCAGTCTGGTAGTGGGTAATGGTTTGTCAATCAGCACAACCGGGTCAACAATTTCAATCTACGCAAACCCGCTCACGCTGAGTTACTTCAACCCGCAGGACGCCTATGTTCAGGTAGCGGGTCAGCAGGGTCAGGCATCCTTACATATACAGCCGATGCAGGCTCCGAACGTGCAGTTCGACAAACTCTGTATGCCCATCATTAACACGAACAGTTCCAACAGTTCGGGGTCGCATACGCTTAGTTTTTGGGTGGGCATCTATACCCGCAACGCCAGCACATTGAGTCTTGCAAGCAGCACGAGTGCGACAACGGCGGTAACGCACTCAGGAACAGCGGGTAGCTATTCCCAATACTCGGGCGTTCGCTTGTTTACCATCGCCAGCACCGGAACATTGCTTGAGGGGCAGTATTGGTTGGGTATTTTGTCCCGTACTACGAGTGGCGGAACAAACGGGAGTTATTCCCAAGTCCTCTGTTCACAACAGAACAGTTCGTACTTCGGGTTGTTTGGCGCGGCAACGAACGCAACGCAGCAGCTCACGCGGGGTCTTGGTGTGTACACGGTAACAACTGCCGGTATGCCTAACTCAATTGCCTTTAGCCAAATAAACGGAAACTCGTCCGTGTTCCTGCGTCAGCCAATACTTTATTTTGTTAGCGGTACGGTTTAACCAACAGAGGAAACTAATGAAGAAACTACTCTTACTACTCGCGTTTATCCCGTCGGCCTACGCCGCGCCGAGTTTTCGCGCCTACGTTGACACCAATACCGCTGAGTGCGGCATCTTTATCAACGCGCTGCAAGAGGTCAGGGTTCCCGCCGTCACGGTGCCGGTATCGACAGAAGTTCCTACCGGGCGCGAGTGTGTCTACGATCTGGTCGGCAAGGCAAACGGCAATTACACCGGACAGATGACCGCGAGAACTCTGCCGGACTCGTTTGGACGTACCGGCGTTTCCGCTAAGACTGCCGTATTGAACTTTGTCCTGCCGATTCCCGCAGGCCCGACGGCCCCGGCGGTGCCGCAAAACCCAAAGTTGTCGCTGGACTAATACCTGTGGCAATTAGTGCATCAGCGATAACGATTGGAACCGATACCAATACATCGGACACAACCGCTAGTGTAACTAAAACATTTACCGCAGGATCATCGGCGGAAGTGGTGGTTATCAGCTCGTCCGGTGCAACGCACAACGTACCTACGTCATCCCCAAGCGAAACATGGGTGCTGGTGGCGACATTAAACGATCCCGCGACGGACGCGATGCGTATGTCCGTCTACAAGGCGGACAACGTCACTGGCGGTTCAACAACAATTACCGAAACGTATAGCGGGTCGATCGGCAATCGCTTCATGGCGGTGAAGGAAATTCTCGGCACATCCGGTTATGACTCTGCCGCCGCCGCGTTTAACGCGCAGATGCAGAACTCCCCCGGCACCGGCACAGACGTTGTTACCAGCGGCGCAACACCAACGCTGACCTCTCAACCGGCTTTGTTTTCCGGTTGGACGTTTGAAAAGTCATTTAACAGCGCGGCACCAACCGCAGGCACCGGATACACGGATGACGGATCGGGCGGTACGGGCATGGGCGGATTTGCTAGTGTTCGCTCCGAAAGCAAGATTGTCACATCAACGACTGGACAAGCGGCAACGTTCACCAACGCAAGCGACCGCCGGTATTTCACGTTTGTCATTGCATATTTAGAAGCAGCAACAGGCGCACAGAACCAACTTTTCTACATCAAAGCATAAGGACTGAAGCCAAATGCAACCACAAATCTTAGCCGCCGATGTTGGCGTCAACAACACCAACCTAGATGCGGTAATCCGCAGGGTTTCCGCTACGTCCAACTGGAAGCGGCTGGATACGATTATGTTGATCCCCGCAGGGGGACAGGTGCCGACAAAGGTAGTCGCATCCTGGCTGAACCTGTACGCACCACCGAACAACAAGTTTTACCGGATGTTCTGCGTAGGGATGGAAGTCGGTGAGGCGTTTAGCACCGCGATAGAGAACATCCTCGCGCACCCCGAACTATCGACATACAAGTACATCCTCACCGCCGAACACGACAACGTGGCCCAACCAGATGCCTTGCTCAAGCTGTTGGCGCAGATGGAAGCGCACCCTGAGTTTGCTTGTATCGGAGCGACCTACTTTACCAAGGGGCCGGAAGGGGTGGCGCAGATTTGGGGTGATCCCCGCGATATGAACATGAATTTCCGGCCACAAGTGCCAATCCCCAACACCCTGCAAGAGTGTTGCGGTACGGGCATGGGGTTCAACTTGTGGCGGCTGGAAATGTTCAAGGACAAACGCCTTCGTCGGCCTTGGTTCAAGACGCAGACAGAGGGCGGTATTTCCACTCAGGATTTGTATTTTTGGGGCAATGCCCGTCAGTTCGGTTATCGCTGCGCGGTGGATACGTCTATCCCTTGCGGCCATTACGACTATGAGGGCAAGTTTGGCCCGGCAGATTACACATGGTGATGAAGCGCCTTGATAGTCACTCCCCGCAAGGGGCTTCAACTCGGCGCGGCGAGTGTGAAAACCGCGCACCCTTGATGAAGCGAGGAAATGATGGCGAAAGCTAAGTTAGCACCAGTACGCGCACCGAAAGCAGAACCGGCGCGAGTCTGTATCGACATTGGTTGCGGCAAAGTGCCAAGAGAAGGGTTTATCGGCATTGACAGCATCGACTTTGGGCAGAAGCACGTTCTGGACGTTCGCAAGGGCTTGCCGTTCAAACCTAACTCAGTAGACGAGGTTTACAGCAGTCACTTTGTCGAACACCTGACCGGCGCAGAGCGGATCAAGTTCTTTAACGAACTGTACCGGGTAATGAAGGTCGGTGCGGTGGCGACGATTATCACGCCTAACTGGAGTCATGCCTGTGCCTACGGCGATCCGACGCACCAGTGGCCCCCTATGTCGCCGTGGTATCCGCTGTACCTGAATAAAGAATGGCGAAGCACGCAAGCGCCCCATGTTGCTTTTACTTGCAATTTCGACCATACTGTGGCAGGCAGTTGGGACGCGTCCCTAGAGTCAAGAAATCCCGAGTACAAGCAAGTCGCCATGCAGTCGCAGGTTAACGCATGGAGAGACTTAATCGTGACCTTGACCCGAAAGGACTAATATGTCCCCCCGCGATATTCTCCAATTCAACACGCTCATGAACGAGGGCGCTGTTGACCGCGCTCTTGCTATCAAGGGCGAGTTTTCCAAAGAGTGCAAAGAACTCAAGTCCCTGATTGACGAATGGGACAAGCGCGGCAAGATCGAAGCCCGCCTGAAAGACCTTGCCACTCAAACCAAGTCCTTCCAGCTTGAGTCGGAAGAATTTGACGCCGCCGTTGCCGAACACAAAAAGTCCCTCGCCAAACTCGGTGAGCGCGAACTGGCGTGTTCTGCGCGTGAGTCTTCCCTGACCGCCAAGGAAGCCGACGCAATCCGCGCCGCTCAAGACTTGGTTAACGCCAAGGACAAGCACGACGCACAAGTCAAGGCTGATACCGACGCCATGACTGCTGCACGGGCTGATCTTGCGCTGCAACAGGCTGATATTGCCGCTCAACGCGCCGAAGTCGCAGCAAAGGAAAAGCAGGTAGCCGACAAGCTGAAAGCCTTGAAAGCCCTTGCTGGCTAAGTCATGCCTAGCACCGGATTCTATGTCGCTGGCGACTGGAACGCACAGTGCGACCAATGCGGGCGCGGGTTCAAGTTTTCTGAACTGCGCAAACGTTGGGACGGCGCTTACGTTGACAACGCTTGCTACGAGCCAAGACACCCGCAGGACTTCGTTCGGGCGGTGCGGGACAACCCTGCGCCCCCTGTCTCGCGTCCGCGAAACATCGTCTATCTGGTCAACTCCGACAACATCTGGAGTCCCTACGTTCTAGCGGGAGAGACGCTTGGCTAGGCTAAATCGTGCAACCAATATGGTGAATGCGCTTTGCCTTTACATAGGCAGCGTGGGCAAGTTCTGGCGTTTCAAAATAACCAAGATGCGTCATTCTCCCATTGATAATAATTTGGGCGCGCCACGGTTTTGCCTTGATGTTTTTGTATTTGCTTACGCCAAGGTATCCGCTTGTGTTATCAGATTTTCCGTGCCTGACGTTTTGTTGATTTACGTTTACCGAAACGTCTCGCAAGTTTTCTATCCTGTTGTCATCGCGAATACCGTTGATATGGTCAGTTTGTTGCTTAGGCCATTCTCCGTAAACGTACAGCCATGCAAGCCGATGTGCAGAGAATCGTTTCCCTTCTACATAAATCCATCTGTACCCATCCCAAATGGTGCCGGCCACCGTTCCAATTATTGTTGTTCTTCTGGAAAGAAGATAAGTAAAAATTCCAGTCGTTGTTTCGTAGTGAAGGACTTCTTTCAAACGCGCTTGCGTAAGCATTTTGGTTCCCTTATCAAGGTATCAGGAGGGTGTGGGCAGGAGTTGATAAGGCTCTTTTCGCTTGCGGCTATCCCACAACGTAGTTTATCACATTCGGTGATGCCATGAGTAATCCACTCGGAGGTTATCTCAATCCCGACATAGCAGAACCTAGCGGGCCTATTTATGTGACTTGGTTCAACTCACGCATTGTTGGGTTGCCGTGGACGAATAACTCCAACACAGTTATTCGCTGGACACTATCATGACCGTAGCATTTAAAAACTTTGCCTCTACTACCCTTGCTGGTGGAATCTCGGCGGTAGATACCTCGCTGACCCTTGCGGTAACGACGGGTGCCAACTTCCCCGCAACGTCCGGTAATGCGTGGTTTTATCTCACGCTGGTCAACGCGCTGGAGAACCCGACCGCTGTTGAGATTGTGAAGGTCACGACTCGCTCGGGAGATACCTGTTCTGTAATCGAACGCGCACAGGACGGAACGACCGCACAAGCATGGCCTTCTGGTACTTACGCACAACTGCGCCTGACAGAAGGAACCTTTGCCGACCTGACCGTACAGTACGCGAACAACGCGGATAATCTGTCAAACCTTTCCAGTGCGGCGACTTCCCGTACCAATCTCGGCCTTGGCACGATGGCAACGCAGAACTCAACTGCTGTTGCGATTACGGGCGGCACGATTGCTGCTGTAACCCTGACCGGCAGCGCGTTTAACGGCACAGTCGGCGCTACGACCCCTAGCACTATCGCGGCCACAACCATCTCGGCAACCAACGTAATCACTTCTACGCTGGCAACCGGAACATCCCCGTTCACGATTACGTCAACCACCGTTGTTCCGAACTTGAATGTTTCGCAACTGCTTGGCGCAACGTGGACGGCCCCTGGTGCAATCGGCAGCGTCACCCCTAGTTCCGGTGCGTTCACCACCCTGTCAGCCAGTGGTGCGGTAAGCGGTGCAGGATTTACGAACTACATGGCGTCCCCTCCGGCAATTGGTGGCAGCACTCCGGCAGCGGGGTTCTTTACGACTATCAACGGCACCGCTATACGGGCGACGACCTCGATTAATAACCGTGGTTTGGATAACGCAAGTGCGACCAACTCAGGTTTTGGTGAGGGCGTGTTGGCGGCACTGGCTGGTGGCACTGGCAATAGTGGCGTGGGAAATCTTGTTCTTGCCGCAAATACAACCGGAGATAACAATACCGGCGTAGGTTACAGTGCGCTCGCCGCGACCACAACTGGCTTTCAGAATGTTGCGGTTGGCTATGCCGCTTTAGCCGCAAACAAGCAGGGGGCTTCAAACACGGCGGTCGGCCCAAGCGCCATGAGTTTAAGCGTATCTGCCACAGATAACGTTGCCATTGGCGAGGCGGCATTGCAAAACACGGGGGCTACGGTTACGGCTGGTTCTTTTGTTATTGGTGAATCGTACACAATTCAGTCTGCCGGCAGCACCGTTTTTACCATTATCGGCGCAGCGGATAATAATCCCGGCACGGTGTTTACGGCCACTGGAGTTGGTGCTGGCACTGGTACGGCGTCCAGCAATACAAGCAACAACATTGGCATCGGACTGTCCACTCTTAGCGCCAACCAATCCGGTTCGCTAAACATTGCTATTGGGCGACAATCGCAGCAACTTAATCGCCTTGGGTCAAGCAACGTTTCGGCTGGATACATTTCTCTTTACGAAAACATTTGCAGTGATTCCAATGTGGCAATTGGTGAAAGTGCGTTGCAATCTGTTGGCACAAATACCGCCGCTGGTTCATTTGTCACTGGCGTTTCGTACACAATTATCACGGTTGGTTCAACAGACTTCACCCTAATTGGAGCTGCCAATAACAACATTGGCACCGTGTTTACCGCTTCTGGTGCTGGTGTTGGTACTGGTGCTGCCGCCCCGAACGCAAACAATAACACCGCCATTGGTAAAAACGCTGGCGACACCATCGTTACCGGAACGAACAACACCATTATTGGCGCGACGGCTGATGCTGGCGCAAACCAAACCAACTCAACCGCACTAGGCTACGGCGCAACCGTCACCGCTGACAACCAAGTAAAACTTGGCAATGCCAGCGTAACCGAAGTCACCACAGCCGGTAAGTTGCAAATCCTGTCCGGCACCGCCGTACCTGCTGGTGGCACCGCAGGGGCGGGGCTTCGCTTCTCGTCCACCGCAAACCTTGGTGTGTTCTTTGGTTCTGGCGTCCCGACTCTCGCAGCCGCACAGGGTTCGCTCTATATGCGTACCGATGGTTCTACCACGTCCACTCGCGCCTACATCAACACGGATGGCGGCACTACTTGGACGGCGATAACGACCGCAACCTGATGGCCAAGACCGAACCAATCCAGTCTGAACCACTACCGTCCGAATGGCCGGAGATGCCTAACTTATGGTGGAGTTGGATTGATGACCTGCGCCTGCTGTTACAGGGCAAGCAGGGGCGGCAGAACTTTATCAACGTCCTCACCAACACTAAACCGAACAACGTAGGTGGAAGAACGTTCTTCTGCAACTACCCGAACGGCGACGCGAAGTTTACCAGCGATACCGGGACGACCGACCCGTACCTTGCCTCTACGGGCGAGTTGATTGTCCCGACCAAGATCATTGCCTCGCGTGAGCAAATCCTGAACACGGCAGCGTTTCGGGTTGGACAGAGTTACCAGCAAGTTATTCCTAGTGCCTCTGCCTCAGTCGTGACGTATGACGTTGCGACGTTTGACCAAGATGACGTAGTGGAGTTGGCTACGGGAACCGCAACCCCGATACAGGCGGGCATCTATTGGGTACACGGGGCGGTGGGCTTTGCCGCTGCTGACGTAGTGGCCGACTGCTATGTGTCCTGTCTGGTTGGCAAGAACTCGGTAATTCTCGGTTCCAGCATCGGGCATACGTCAACCGCGCAAGACATTGTGGTGAGCGCGGGAACGCTGATTGAGTGCAACGGCACCACAGACTATTTGCAAATGGCAGTACAGCACAACTTCGGTGTTGATAAAGGCACCTACGGCAATGACTTCACTTGCTACTTTGAAGCATACAAGGTGGGATAAATGGCGACCTCAGGCACCTACGCGCTCGACGTAACACGCGATCAGATCATAGAAGCGTCACTCCGCACCCTTGGGGTTATCGGTTCGGGTGAGACAGCGACCACGGAAGATCGCACCAACTGCGCCTTTGCGCTGAACCTGCTGCTCAAGACGCTGCCTATCGAAACATGGCTGCTGTGGTGCTACAACGACGTAGCGGTTCCGCTGACTTCGGGAACCAGCACCTACACCATCGGGCCGACTGGTGATGTGGTGGGCATCCGTCCGCTGCGGATTGCAAAAGGCTGGATGCGGAATACCAACGTCACCCCGAATATCGACACGCCCATGACACAGCTTGCGCGGGCTGATTACGATATGTTGACGCCAAAGCAAACGCCAGGGATTCCGGTCAATTACTACTACGACCCGCAACTGACCAACGGTGTTCTCTACACATGGCCGGTTATCAACGAAGCGGGTTATACCCTGTACCTGTCCTGTCAGCGCACGCTTCAAGACGTAGCCTCTACCGGCGCGGCATCGACGGAAACGTTTGACCTCCCGCAAGAGTGGTTCCAACCGCTGCGCTGGATGCTTGCTGATGAAATCTCGCATGAGTACGTCCTGAATCTGCAAAAGGTACAGATGATCCGTGAGCGTGCGGAAATGTGGCGCGACAAGATGAGCAACTACTCCCGCGAGGAACCGGGCACCTACTTCACCCCGAACTTTCAGGGCATGGGGCAGTAATGGGTTTCAACCAGAACGGGAACACCGTAATCCACCGCTTTCCGGTGGCGGTTCCGCTTATGGATCGCGTCCCGCCGAACGTGGGATCGACTCCCTACGACCCGTTCCTTCGCAATTGCTTTCTGGAGCGTACCGCGCTCGGCAAGACAACCGTTATCAAACGTCCCGGTCTGGATTTGGAGTACACCTATGCCGGAGCGGTGAACGGGCAGGGCATGGCGTACTACAACGACCAGTTGTACGCGATGGGTAACAACGTGCTGTATCGTCCGCAGGGAACGGCAGTTAGTGCTTACTCTACTGGCGCAGCATTTTCACAAGTAGCAGATGCACCTTGGAACACCCGCAAGAACGCAGCATCAGTCGTTTTCCAAAACAAAATCTTTGTGATTGGAGGTGATGACTTCTCGGGCGGTAATTACTTCTCCGATGTTTGGAGTACCGCTGACGGAATAACGTGGACGCAGCTTGTGTCTGTGTCTCCGTGGGGTAAACGCTCATTCATGCAGGTAGTTGTGTTCAACAACCGCCTGTATGTAATGGGCGGCTCCGATGGTACGACCTTCTATAACGACGTGTGGGTGAGTGACAACGGTGTGGATTGGAATATGCTCACCGATGACGCGGCATGGTCAGGAAGGACTGCTTTCGGGCTTCTGGCGTACAACAACGGCATGTTCCTGTTGGGCGGTCAGACTTCGGGTGGAACTTACACCACTCAGGTCTATTTCAGCACGGACGGAACGACTTGGGACTTGGTAACGGATAACCCCGGCTGGTCATCGCGGGTGTCTTTCGGTTCGTTGGTATTTAACAGCAAGATGTGGATTATCGGCGGCTACGGCGGCGGGGCATCCAAGAATGAAGTCTGGTCTAGTGAGGACGGAAAGAACTGGACTGCTGCCACGTTGGGCGCGTTTGCCACTGGTCGTGATGGGCTGGTTGTGTACGAGTACGAAGGTGCAATGTGGGCGGTCAGTGGACTCAATGGCGCAACCTATTACAGCGATGTGTATAAGTCTAATTCTGACGGAACCGCTTGGACGCTGATTAGCGGAGCGCCGGGATTCGGTGCAAGGTTTGGCGCAACGGGTGTGGTGTTCAAGGCTCCTACGTCTGTCTCTGCGACCAACGCTCCGGTGATGTGGATCATGGGCGGGCTTCGTTCTACCTTGGCGACCGATAACGATGTGTGGTACTCCAACGTCAACGGTTCCCTCAGTACGTCTTGGGCACTGTCCACTACCGGCGCGACCAGTGAGCAATTCCAGTTTGTCACGGTCAACGCCAATCAGTACCTCGTGTTCAAGAACACCGATAGCCTGTGGTGGCTGTACGGCAATCAGGTAGCAGAAGTCAGCGACCCGAACTATCCCGCGACTACCGTTCCCGGCATCGTCAACCTGAACAGCACCGTGTATGTGATGGACACGGCGGGGGTAGTGTACGGTTCGGCCCTGCAAGACCCGACCAAATGGAACTCGCTCGACTTCCTGACCGCTGAGTACGAGGCCGACGCGGGAGTAAGAATTGCCAAGCTGCAAAACTATGTGGTGGCCCTGAAAGAGAACACCACGCAGTTTTTCAATGACACCGGAGCGTTCCCCGGTATCTCACTTCGCCCCATCAGCAACGCCAATCTTCGTATCGGTTGTGCCTCTGCTGGCTCCGTGGTGGCGATGGATAACACACTGGTCTACATGGCGCAGACGTTCCAGGCGGGGCGCTCTATCGTGATGCTGTCCGGTTTCAACCCCGTCAAAATCTCCAACCCCTACGTTGACCGCCTGCTGAACGCAGACACCCTGTCAACGGTTTACGCCTATTCGCTGAAAGCCCACGGTCACGACTTCTACGTTCTGACGTTAGTGAACACTGACAAGACGCTGGTGTATGACTTGGTGGAAAAGGAATGGCACACCATGACCTCGCGCTTCGGGGTTCACTTCGCCTGCAACAACTACGCCACGGACAACGAAACGGCCTTTTTGCAGCATGAGTCCAACGGCAAGATTTACTCCTACGCACCAGCGACCTATACGGATGCGGGAGATTTGATTTCCGTGCAGGGCATGGGCGATCTGGTTGACTTCAACTCGGGTCAGTACAAGTTCTGCTCACGCCTGCAACTGGTGGGAGACAGATACACGACCACTAATCCGGTGGAAATGTACTGGACTGATGACAACTACTTGACGCTGAAAGGCGGGATTGTGGTTGACCTGATGAACGCCCGCCCGAAGATCGACCGTATGGGCAGGTTCGCCCGCAGGGGACATTACTTTACTCACGCTGCCGATATGCCGTTGAGGCTAGAGGCGATTGAATTAACTATTGAACCGGGCGACGTATGATTTCATTAAAACCCTTGACAAACTATGCTGATCCGTGTGCTATAATCCCCCCGTGCATTACGGAAGTCTCGACGGAACAGCGTAACGTTCTGAGACTTGAACGTGAAATAAGAAAGATGCCGCAGATCGATCTACCGATCAGGCACTTTTTTATCAAAAGCCCGATCCCCGTTACCGGGGGTTATGCACGCGAGATGACCATTCTCAAGGGTGTTGCTTTGGTAGGCAGGGTACACAAGCATCCTTGCATCAATATCGTTTCCAAAGGCGATATTTCAGTCACGACTGACCAAGGCGTCAAGCGCATCCAAGCGCCACATATCTTTGTATCTCCAGGCGGAACCAAGCGGGCAGGCTATGCCCACGAAGAAACCATCTGGACGACCGTACACCTTACGGACGAAACCGATGTGGACAAAATCGAGGATGACTTAGGCACCGTTACCCATGAAGAATATCTGGACTATACGGAGAAGCTATGTCTCTCGCTGTCGTAGCATCAGTTGTCTCAATTGGCACCGGCATCAACGGCATCATTCAGAGCAACAAGAAACAAAACAATGCCGGTACTCCGCAGGATGCCGCACAAGCTGCCGACCCGTTCGGCCCTTTGCGTTCCCTGTACGGTCAGGAGTTGGGGTTGCAATACGGCAACCTGCAACGCTTTGACCCGAACGACGTAACTGGCGATCCTGAATACCAATTCCAGCTAGAGCAGGGCATGGGCGCGATCAATAAGGGCGCTGCCGCTTCGGGGATGCTTGGCTCCGGTACGCGCCTGATGGACTTGCAGAAGTACGGGCAAGGACTCGCTTCATCCTTTGCTGACCGCTCTTACAACCGCAAGGCTTCGTTGCTGCAAATGCTTGGCGGCTTCTCTGGTGCGACCACGGGTAGCCCAGCAGGCGCAGCGAACGCGCTGATGCAGGGACAGAACAACGCCTACAACCAGCAGCGTCAGGGATTGGGCGACATTGTTAGCGGCCTTGGCGGGTTGGGTCGCGGGTTGAATCAGGCACCCCGTCCCTACATGGGTGGGCCTGATCCCTACGAGCACGACGAGAATTAAGCGTGAATCTCTTTGACCAATTCCTAGCGACACAGGGACGGATGGCCCAAAACGAGGGCCAATCTCTGATTAACCGCGCTAATTTGCAAAAGATTAACGAGGCTGAACGCGCTCAGAAGATGCAGGCTGACACGCTGGCTTTCTACCAGAAGCAACGGCAAGCGCCGGAGTCCGTCACGCTTGCCAATCTCTCCGAAATGAAAGATGTGCCGGACGCTGCTGCGGAGTCTCAAGGACTGCGCCAGTTGGCACAACCGGAAGCCGGTGCTGCTCCAAAGATGAAGTCTGCCGCGCAAACGCTGCTGGAGTCGGCAGATCAGACCGCGAAGATGGCGAAGGAATTGCAGGGCATCAACCCTGCTGAGGCCGACCGGCTGCGCAAGGAACGGGACAACCTGATTACCAAAGCCGCGCCGTTGCTGAAAGAGGAACGCGCTGCACAACTTGCCGAAGCGGAACAGGTGCAGCAATGGGTTGGCTCGGTGAAAGACCCGCAATCGTTTCAGATTGTGATGTCTCAGGTCGCGCAGAAGTTTCCTGAGTGGTTGAAGATGAAAGACCCGCAAGGTAATCAACTGTTCCCGCGCAATCTGGACGGTTCCTTTGCCTATGGCCCCGCGCAACAGGCGGTGGTTGAAGCAATGGGCAACCAGAGCATCAAGAAGATTGACGCGCTGAAACTTGCCGACAAAGTTGAGGACAACAAACGCGCCGATCTGGATTTGGAGCGCAAGATAAAGGCAGACGCGGACAAGGTTCGCCACGACAAGGCGGTAGAAGCCAATCAGCGTGAGGGCAACCAGATTCGCCGTGAGGCACTAGACGTTCGCGCCGAAGTAAAAGAGACAACCACGGAAACCACAGAGGCCCGCCGACTCCGCAAGGAAGTGGAAACCAAGGTAAAGCCGCTGGACGAAGTGCAGCGAAACATCACGCAAGCGAAAGCATTAATAGCAATTGGCAATGAAGCGGCTGATGTGCAGTTAAATGCGCGCTTGACTGACATATTTGATAAATCTAGAGCTACCAATATGTTGTTTACAGCCAATAAGAATTTTGGTTCCGTAGCTGGGCGCATTGAGCAGCATATTGGTAGGTTTTTTACCGGCAAGTATAGCGACTCTAATCGCGCCAAGATTTATGAAATGATTACCGAAATGGAGAACATGGTTCTCAAACCGTCGCGTCAGAAGATCAACGACCACTACGGCAAGATTGCGCGGAAGTCCGGCGTAGATGCTTCGTTGGTTGTTGATCCAGATTTGTACGCAAGCACGCCGACCGATGCTCCCACCAATCCGCAAGCGGAAGCGGATGCTTTCATAAAGGCGCTGACTGGTGGCAAGTCTTAGCGAACTGACGAGCAACGCGGATTTTCAAAAACTTAGCCCCGAAGCAAGGGCTATTGTTATTGACAAGATAGCCGCGCAGGACGAGGGTTTTACCAAACTCAGCCCCGACGCGCAAAAGATCGTCCGGCAAAAGCTGTCTGGTGCGCCTGCTGCTGCTCCGATGGGTGGCGTACCAACTCCCGGTAAGGCCGAACCACTCGCGCCCGCAATGTGGGACTCCGCAAAGAAAGGATTCGCGGGATTTTTATCAACACCAGGACTGATGGGGGATATGTTGATGGCTCCCGCAAAAGCAGTGCAGCACGTTGGTTCGTTGGTTAGCGACACCATCCCCGAACCGGACTACCTTGCTTCTACAAAGGTGTGGCAGAACACGATGGGCGATGCGCTCGGCGTGAAGAATCTGCCCGTCCCTAAAAACGAGTATGGCAAGGAAAGCAAGTCCAACGAATACCTGATGAAAGCCGCTGAGTTTGTTGGTGCGGGTTTGGTTCCCGGCATTGGCGTGGTAAGCATGGCGGAGCGCAAACTTCTTGCCGGTTTGGTCGAAGCGGTTGCTACGGGCGCATCAGCCACTACCGCAGTAGAGGGCAAGGAGTGGGGACATAACATTGCCTTACGGTATGGCGTAAGTCCTGAACGCGGCGCGCAAATAGGTGAGTTTCTTGGGTCGCTTGGCGGCCCTGTTATAGCATCAAGAATTGCTAACGTTGGCGAGGCAGTCACCAACAAGGTTGCATCCGTTGGCGCTGAAAAATTTGGAATAACTGATGTGCGCCCTTCGTCGCAAAAGCGTGCTGGCGAAGCAATGGCTATCAAACAGATTGGCGAGAGTATTGAGGCCGCTCCCGCGTCTGGAAAGAATCTTGCCGAAGCCGTGGACATTCAGGACAAGATTCCCAACTTCAAACCGACGCTAGGCCAATCGTCCGGCGCTCCCGGTGTGATTGCTATCGAGAACAAGATAGCCTCTGGAACCCCGCAATCACTTGCCAAGGCAGCAGAACGAGAAGTAGAGAACGTCGCCGCTATCGCAGACTTTGCCGACTCCAAGTTTCCGGCTGGAAAAGTCTCGCCCATCAAGCCCGTGGAAACCCGTTACGCGCAGATTGTAAAGACACAGCAATCCAAACTGGACGCCACTAACGACCAGATCGCAAGGCTGGCCGCACGGCAAGAAACGTCAGATACCGCCGCAATAGGTGAGCGTTTGCGCGAGTTGCGTAACGAGGCACAGGTTCCAGCTAGGGCGGTAAAGAACGCCGCTTATCGTGACCTGTACGAAACCGCGAACAAGGCGGGTGTGAAGGCTGACGTTAGCGACGTACAAGCGCTGATGAAAGAGGTTGCCGGTTCCGACGCACAGGCAGCGCAGATCATGCCGGGGCTTTACAACGATGTAGGCGCGGCGATCAAACAGTACAAGCCCAAAGCTGGCCCTGCTATTTTGGGGCCGGATGGTCAACCGCTTGCCGCTACTACGGCAAAGGTAGAAGTCCCGTTTGAAGCGTTGCACTCCATGCAGAAACGTGCCAAGGCTGATCTGAACGCCGCCCTTGCTGCCAACGATGGCAACCGCGCCTACCTGATTGGTCAGGTACACGACAAGATCAGCGACAAGATCAAAGCCTTTGAAGGTACGGAGTTTGGCATTGTTGCCGACAAGTTGAAGGCCGCGAACGCAAAGAACGCGGAGTACACGCGGATATTCAAAGAGGGTCTTGGCGGCAAGACCGGCCCCTTCGCTATCAACAAGTACGGCAAGGTGACAAACGACGAGGACATTGTTCGCAAACTGATATTCAACCCCGAGAACAAGCGCGGTACGCAAGAGTTTTTCGACGTTTACGGCAGCAACCCCGAAGCACACCGGCTGCTGAAAGACGGGGTGACGGATATGTTCGCCAAGGCAGCGGTTCGTGATGGCGAGATAAAACCTGCCCTGGTGGAAACGTTCCTGCGCCAGCACAAGCAACAACTCGACTTGGTTCCCGAGATTCGCAAGCAACTTACCAACACCGACGCGATGAACGACGCGCTGCTGACTCGCCGCGCATCCATCATGGAACAGCAAAAAGCGGTGGATAAATCCGTTGTGGCGAAGATTGCCAAGTCTGAGGATGCCGATGCGGTAATTCGTTCCGCGCTGACCAACCCAACGGAAATGAAAACGCTGGTAGCACAAGCCCTGCGTACTCCCGAAGGAACGCAGTCGCTATCCCGCGCCGTGGCTGATGCGGTGGCACAGCACAAAAACCCGCTGCAATTTCTGACGGACAACGAAAAGACGCTAAAACCGCTGCTGAACAAGTTGGGCAAGGATCATTACGAGAACCTGCAAACCTTGACCAAGGCAGAGGAAATGATGGGGCGCGTGAAGTCGCCAACCAACGTGAACCTCGACAAACTGAAAGACATTGGCGAACAGACCATTGGTACATCGGGCAAAGGAATTTTGTCGCGCCTGATGAACGTCAACAAGGGCTACGCATCAGCAGAGTACGTCACGTTCGACCTTGGCGGGCGCTATATCTACAAAGTAAAGACTGAGGAAGCAAACAAGATCATGGAAGCGGCTATCTATGATCCTGAAATGGCTAAAGCCTTAATCAATATGCCAAAACAATCGGCAAAACAGGCTATCAACAGTCTACGTTCACACGCAATGTCACACGGCATCCGAGTGGCGGCGGTGGGCGCAAACAACGCTACGGACGAATAATCGTGCCACTAAACACATTTGCAAACCGCACATCCTCTCTGCCGCTGTCAGAACTGGACGCTAACTTTACGTTTGTCTCAGACTCGACAAACCTGAGTTTCCTCCAATCCGGCACCGGAGCGGTATCTCGTACTGTGCAGGCGAAAGAGCGGGATATTGTCAGCGTTAAGGACTTTGGCGCGGTGGGCGATGGCACCACAGACGATACGGCGGCGATCCAGGCGGCGATTACGGCCAACTACAACAAGTGCATTTACTTCCCTGCCGGAACGTACAAGGTTACAAGTTCGCTGACCGTAACCGGAGCGATATTTTTCCGTGGCGACGGCAGGGATCAATCCATCATTTCGTGGACAAGCACCACGCTTGATGTGATCTCCGTCGCCTCTGCTACGGCGGTGCATTTCCAAGGGCTGCAATTCAGCGGCCCCGCATCAGCTACGGCGGGCGCAATTATCACGCTGGCGCACTCGTCGTCCGGCGTTAACTACTTCTCCAGCTTCCAAGATTGCACCTTTAGCCGTGGTTACGACCAGATCAAGACAGTTTCGGCAGCGGCTTGGACAATCCGCAATTGCTATTTCAGCGCATGGGTGCGCCGCGCAATCACGGTTAACAGCGCGAACACGCCGGACGCGGGTGATTCTGCGGTATATGGCAACTGGTTTGCCAACGGCATTGCTGGTTCGGTGGCAATTTATCAGGTGTCCTCTGGCGGGCTGAAAGTAACCGGCAACAAGTTTAACGGGCTTGGCAACTACGCCTATCAGATGCAGTTAGCCTCTGCTGCTGTGACCTCGATTCTGATCTTCACCGGCAATTCAATCGAGAACCACACCACCGCCGCGATGAAGTTTGACACGGATGGCGGCGGAGCATCATTCACGCAGGTTGTCATCACCGGCAATCAGTTCGCGCTATCCCCGTACTTTATCGACATGAGTACGGCCAGCGCGTTCCTGACCAAAGTGGTTATTACCGGCAATTCCTTCGCCCTGAACGCCTCCGGTACTTACGCAATCAACATGGGCGCGGTCACGCAGTACGAGATCGCAGGAAACACCATTGCAGGCGGCGGTGGTACGCCTACAGGTATTTTGCTAGGCGCGTCGTGTACGGGCGGGCAGTTGGGATTGAACAACTATATCTCCTTGGCCGCGCCGGTAAATGACAGCGCGGCATCGAAAGCGACCAACTACGCATCAGCAACAACGGTAGGCACCAACGGGGTGCAGTTCCCCGCTACGCAGGTCGCCTCCAGCGACGTCAACATGCTGGACGATTACGAAGAAGGAACGTGGACGCCAGCATTGACTTTTGCAACGCCGGGTGACTTGTCGGTTGCTTACACCACACAGCTTGGCTTTTACACCAAAGTTGGCAACGTAGTAAACCTCTGGTGGAACATCGTCACATCAACCTTTACCCATACCACGGCTAGTGGAGCGGTGCAGATTACCGGAGCGCCTTTTACATCAAATTCAACGTCTGGCTCGTTGAATTATGGTTCTCTGTCCTATCAGGGGATCAACAAGGCCAGTTTTAACCAAATTGTTCCGCGCCTTGCCAATAACGGCACGACGCTGGAGGTAATAGGTTCGGGCAATTCGCAGGCGGCCACTTCTGTCAACGCGGCGGACATGACAACCGGCAGCACCGTTATCCTTCGTGGTCATTTGGCGTACAGAACCTAATAACGTCCCTCAACAATACCATTGTCCGCAAATCCAACCAAATAACTAGACGCACAAAAGTATCAAATGACTAAACTTTTTGAATGGCTAGAGGTTCGGCTCGACGAAGGCGGATGGGTACGCCGCGCCTATCTCGTCGCCGCTACGGCTATGACATGGAAGATGACCGTCTGGAGCATGGGCTTTGCTGAAACGTCAAAGATTGAGCCAATAGGCATGGCGGCTGTGCTTACAGCTATCGGGGTTCCGGTTGCGGCAATCCAGAGTTTTGCGTTCAAGGCTTACCTGGAGTCGCGCAAGTGATAACCCTGAACGACTACATCGGCAGTCACAAGGACATACCGACCAAAGAAGAAGCGGAACAAGCCGTGATCCTGCTGCAACGGGTGAACGCTTTACTGGTCGCCTGCGGCTTTAAAACTACCGTGGCTAGTGGATGGCGTCCGAGAGCCTACAACGAGGCGCAGCGGGCTTTGTGGCAGTCCTCAGGTGGCAAAGAAGGGGCTAATACGGCTGTGAACAGCAAGCACATAACCATGCAGGCAATAGACCTGCGGGATAACGAATACCAGCAAATCGCCAAGTATCTGAACGAGAACCGGCAGGTATTGGCAGAACACAAACTTTGGATGGAACACCCCGCTAGTACGAAGGGGCGGTTCACGAATTGGCTGCACGTTCAGAGTGTGCCGCCCAAATCGGGCAATCTAGTTTTTTTTCCCTAAATATGACGCCAAGTTCTTGCGATTTTTGATGCACCAAATCGACTGTTGGGATACCCCAAACGCTTGCGCTATTGCCAATTGAGTAACGCCGCAAAGAAGTAGAGACCGAATCGTGAAAACCTCAGATTCACTAAGCCTTTTGCTGATTTTGGCACCACTTGACTGTAGGCCGTTAGCTACTGCGTGGTCACGATTTTGTTGGTTCGTTGCCCACTCAAGGTTTTCTGGCCTGTTGTCTGTTTTTATGCCGTTTTTGTGGTTGATCTGCGGAAGTCCTAATGGGTTTGGTATGAAGGCCAAGGCAATTAAGCGGTGGGCGAAATATGTATTGCCCTCAATCCGTACGCGGGCGTACCCCTTGGGGGTTAGCTTCTTACCGCACAGAATCTTTTCGGCTTGTGGCCTAACTACGCGCTTACCACGGAATGTCGTTTCGTACGAAGTGGAAAGCCTGCGAATTAACCCCGAATCGCTTGCTTCGTATCGTTCACGAAGACCCGGTATTTTCTTCCAAATTGTATTGTCCATAGCCAATTATACCATGGCGAGGGACATTTACAAACAAAATGACCGAAGTTTTTTCTACCCGTAAGGAGCAAATATGGACAAGCTGAAGCTATACGCCCAAGTAGTACAAGCGTGGGTAATGGAACACAAAAAGTTCTCGGGTGCCATTGCGATCCTGCTGGTGGGCGTACTTATCGGGCTGGCCCTGTGAACCGCCGCGTGCATGAGGCCATCCTCGCAACTATCGCGCTGGGCGGTATCTGCCTGATGGCATGGGCGCTGGTCGCTGCTGCTGCCAAGACTGAATTTGAAGTCAAGTGCGGCAAGATCGACGGCAAGTCTATGTGCCTGATAGACGAGGCCACTCTGGACGCGCTGATAAACAGCAATCAGAGAGCCATAGAGGCGGCGAAAAGATGCGCGACTCAACGCCAAGCCTAAAGCAACGCGGCTTTATCCCCGTTTCCCTGTTGGCCTACGGCGCTGCCGTACTAGCGGCGGTAGCTATCCTAAGTTTGGCCGTCCACAAGTATAACGAGTGGATACGCGAACCCTACAAACAGCAAATCGCGCTGTGGGAAAAGACGATAGAGCGCAACAAACAAGAGGCCCAAGCCCTGCTGAAACAGCGGGAACAGGAAAACGCCGACCTAGCCGAGAAGTGGCGCAATTACGCGAGGGAATCAGATGAAAGTTATGAGGCAAAGATTGCTCATTTGCGCGACTACCGCAATTCTGCTGGCGGGGTGCGCCTCAGTACCGGATGTGGGGCAGGTAGTGGTAGCGCAGGACAGGCCGGAGAAGGAAATACCGAAGCACCTAAAGTCGCCTCCGGTGGGCAAGGAACTGGCGATGCGCCTAGAGAATTTGCTGTTGACGAAAGCGCGGTAGCGACCGTTTTAGAGTGGTACGCATATGGGCTGAGTTGTCATGCGTTCGTCAATCAGAAAACCGCGCCATGACGGAATCATGGCAAACCCAAAGGAAGCAAAAATGAACGATGCACCCAAGTTGGCAGGTGAAAACCTTGAACAAGCAATAGCAGCACAACCGTTCCCGAAAGTTACGAAGGATTCTATCGAGGCAAAAGTTGCCAAGGTGGACTATCTCGTTCTGCCGGACTCCACGGTAACGCTGTGCAACATCACATTGAAAAACGGCTACAGCGTTCGCGGCGAATCGGCGTGCGTTGACCCGCGCAATTTCAACGTCGAGATTGGCAAGGGGCTGGCCTACAAACAGGCGTTTGACCGCCTGTGGCCGCTTGAGGGTTATCTGTTGGCAGAGCAACGCTTCCAGATGATTCAACCTGCCTGCGCTCCTGCGTAATGAAAAAACTCCTGCCGCTGCTGATGCTGTTTTCCTGCGGCGGCGGGAGCGTACCCAATTCAGGAATAGAGAATCCCAATTTGGGTATAGCAAATCCGCTATATGACTGGCGCGACTTCGCCCCATTCCGCGAGTCCACAACGCGCACGTTTACAGGTGGAACCTACTCCACAACCGTAACGGGAAACGTGATTGGTTTCAGGTGGGGTAAGACGGTAGAAGGATTCCGCATCGTCGGCAATTGGGTATGCCTCGATAGCTTTCTGGACGATGGGCAGAAAGCGCCGTACTTCATTCGCACGGTGAAAGCCGAAATGAGCATAGCCGGTGGCGCATGGGAGCCCGTGATCCATCCCTGCGACGGGCATCCGTACAGTCCGGTGACATTCGATAAACCCTACTCGCTGAGAGTGTGGGGCTATGTCGAAAATATTCCTTTCTTCTGGCAGCACAGCATCACACCCCAAACGAGCATCCGCAACACATGCTGGACTAGTGACGGCAACACCAGAGACGTGCTGGAGCAGCGCGAGGTCTGGCACGACGCGGTAAGGGGATGGGAGCCTAGCAGGGGAACGGGAACGCTGAAAGACGGCATCCCGACAGGCGAGGGGATTAGCTACAACTGGTTTCAAACGATTGCAAAGGGCGCAGGCCCGTTGTGGACATCAACAACTTACTGCCTGGTGCGGTGATGAAAACACAAGATGAAATTGACCAACACGCCGACCGGCTGGATGCGTTGGAGCATAGGTTAGCCAATATCGAGGCCAACACCGACGAGATAGTTGCTTTCTTCGCCTCTGCCAAGGGCGCGTTTGAGGTTCTATCGTGGCTCGGAAAGATAGCGAAGTGGGTAGCGGCCATAGCGACGGCAGCGGCAATCCTGTGGGCGCTGTTCAAGTCAAGCGTGATGGCGGCGCGATGACCGACCTCTTGCGCCAACTCGTATCTATGGCACTGGCGATTGTCGCCATGCCGTTCGCGCTCCTGGTGGACTTCCTGCTTTTCCTGTCCGATTGGGTTGGCGGCGAATGACCACCATCGCCTGCTCACTCAAGCACAAGAGCATGGCGGCAGACTCCCGCATAACGGGAAGCATTATGTATCACGGTGAAAAGGTGAAACGTGTAGGCGATTCGCTGTTCGGCGTATCGGGAGATTGGGAGGTTTGTGTGCAGTTTCTGGAATGGCTGGACGGTGACAGAAAACAAAAGCCAGAGTTGGGGGAGGGTGCGTTTGAGGCTGTGGAACTGAACAAGCAGGGAATTTTTCAGTACCTACGCAACTGCATACGCATCCCGATTCCCGACAAGTTCTACGCATGTGGATCAGGAGCGCAGGGCGCGATGGTGGCGATGGGGTTGGGACACGACCCGAAAGCCGCGATTCTCGCCGTAGCCCGGTTTGATGAAACGACCGGCCCGCCAATCAAAGTGTACAAACTAAATGTCAACTCCCCCGCTAAATAAGCAAACCCTCGAAAAGACCGTCAAGAAACTTTCACGGTATACCCACCTGACACTAAGCGAAGCGTGCCGCAAGGCCGGTATCGCAAGGCAGACGGTAGATAGTCAGTTTGCCAAAGCCAAAAACCTAGGGGTAGACCTCCCGCAGTTTAAGAATGGGGCGAAAATCTCTACCGAGGGTTATGAAATTCCCGACCTGCCCGAAGATGATGACGCCGACATAGAGGACATTATCGCGGACAGGAAGCGGGATTTCGAGAAGAAACGGCAGTACGAGGAAGCGCACAAACTCATCCCGGTAAACATCAAGATCAAGGGGCCAATCGGCATCCTGCATTTTGGCGATCCGCACGTTGACGATAACGGGACGGACATAGCGACACTGGAACACCATATGCGCCTGACCAAGACGGTAGAGGGGCTATTCGGTGGCAACGTTGGAGATACGACCAACAATTGGGTTGGGCGGCTGGCAAGGCTCTATTCCGCTCAGAACATGGGCCGCGCAAGGGCGCTGAAGGTCGCGGAGTGGTTCATCAAGAACACAAACTGGCTGTATATGATTGGCGGGAACCACGACGCCTGGAGCGGTGATGACGACCCGATAAAGTGGATAGCGAAGGAAGCTAAGTCACTCTATAAGCCCTCGGAAGCAAGGTTAGAACTCCGGTTCCCCAATGGTTCGCCGTTCCGCATCAACGCCCGCCACGACTTTGCCGGGGACTCACAGTGGAATCCTGCTCACGGACTGATGAAGGCTTTCCAGCTTGGGGTAAGAGACCACCTGTTTATTGCCGGACACAAACACGTTTCGGCCTATGCGGTGATGAAAGACCCTGATACAGGTATCACCGGCCATGCGCTCAGAGTTTCCAGTTACAAGATGTACGACCGCTACGCCAAGGAAAGAGGATTCAGAGACCAAACCCTTTCCCCTTGTGCGGTGACGGTGATCGACCCCATTAAGCCGGATGTTCACCCTGATCGATGCAAGGTCTTTTGGGACGCTGATGAAGGGGTGGACTATCTCAAGTTTTGCAGGGGCAAGAAGTGAGACACGACCTACCATTTACCGACCACATAGAGGACGTAGACTGGTGCCTCTGTACCGCAGAGGAACTAGCGATCTGTTGGGCTGATTACTACGATTCCCCATCGTCTGAAAAGTGGGTGGTGATTGACAAACTCACGGAAAGGTTCCGCAAGAACTTCAAGCCGCCGATGAGCGTGCAAATCGAAGGCGAGGATGGTTAGTCCTGAACTGGCTGATATTCCCACCCGAAGAACAGGCGCATCATCAGCATATGGAACCAGTGCGGGCGCTTGTAGACGCCAAGGCGAATATCTTTCGCAATTACGATGTGGCCTACAATCTCAGGTAGCGACCCTCTGATACTCAGGTAGTTATACATCTGATCCATCCGTTCCTCCTTGCTAGATAAGGGCGCATCATTCGGGCCTGTCCACATCATTGCTACTTCTTTTCCGGTTCTAGCTGCTTCGGAACGCATAGGGTCGTCCGTGGCGGTACATTGTTTTGCCAGTTGCTGATAATCTGCTGCGCCGCAAACAAGCATGACTTCTTGTCGGAAAATTCCTGCATTGCCACGTTGTTGTAACCGTTGATCGTGGTGAAAATCACGATCAAAATATATGCACCCATCATTCCCTCCCATACGCACGAATAGCCGCCATTAGCGCGGCTTTATTTTCGGCACCACCACCGGCTACGCCATACGCATCCACCAGCCTTTCAATCTCTGCCAGTGTGGGCGGTGGTGGCGAAGTAAACAGGTTGAAGGGGCCAACCGCAACCGCGACCGGCGCAAGCATACAATCAGCCGCGCTGTTACAGCCGCAATTTCCTTTTGTTCGGTGGCAGATCATTGCTGCTCCTTGTCGAAGGCTGCAAGGGCATCGTAGAGAATGTCATATTGCGCCACTGGCAGCGATCTGAATTTGGCAACCGCATCCCGCAACCTCTGCGCCGCTTCCAGCTTGGCGATGATGGCGGGAAACTGCCGGTCAAATTCTTCCAGCATTGCAAACTGTTCGGCTGATGCCTCTTGGCCCGCTGGCGTCCATTCCGCGTGCATCTTGAATCGCCGCCGCTTCAATTCTTCCAGATCAATCATGCTGTCTCCTAAATGGTGGCGGGGGAATGTGGTGGCCGGTGATTACTAGGTTAACTGCCTAGCCCTTGCATCACGTTAGTTGCTGGCTTAGTCTCGGACGATCACACGACTTGCTTGGCCTTCGTTCGTCGCTTGCCTTTCCACACCCCCTGCCATAGTCTGTAAAAACCTTCTGAAATGCGTAAACCCTGTGCCATTAAGTGTCTGAGCGCCCTGTACTCGCATTAGGTGGCATTTCCTCAAACCGCGTCAGATAAATCTTCCCGTCCAACTCGTACCCGCCAACGACAAAGTTCCCGTCGCGCCCATCAATCGGCTTGCCGTGGGCCTTGGCTCGGTCAAAGTCCTCTTGGCTGCAAATCTGTTTAGGCCATTCCATTTCAGTCTCCTATGGGGCGGTGGCTCACGACTCAATCGTTTTCAGTTGCTCGTAGGCCCGCAGCATGGCGATAACGTCACCACTCATGACGGCTTGATCTGCGGCGCGCAAGTCTTGCTCGATGAAGGCGGCACCAAGCGTGCCGGCTGGCCCGATAGCCCTGTATTGGCCCAAGACCTCGCGCACTCGCGCCATTTCTTTTGGTAGCGCCTCTGCCAAGGATTCGGTATCGCTCATGATGGCTGCTCACACGCGGGCGCTGCATCCATAACGGGAGTCGGCCCGCCAACTGTGTTGGCCGAATGTCCCTCTGCATGAGCAAGTTTCAGCCCCATCACTTGCAACGCTTCGTTGCTATCGGCTAGGCTGGCTTCTAGTTCTTTACACTTCCGCGCCGATAAAATAAGCGCCCCTTTATTGGCGTCAAGTTCCTGACGGAGAACTTCGCAATCGCGTTTCCACATCAGCAAGTCCTCTCGCGCACCTTGATACGGATCACCAAATGGTGCGGCTTTCAATTGAGCTTCTAGTTCGGTGATGCGCTTGGCTTGGCGCATGGTCTGGTCGCGCTCCTTGCCAACCATTGCGTTCGCAACTTCCGCGATGCGCTGTAATTCCTCGCAACGAGCAAGCAGGGTGGCATCGGCTTTGCGCTCTACCTCATCGCGATATTTTTTCGCCCACTCGTCGGTAGTTTTGCACTGGCCTTGGTACATTTCAAACCAGTAGTCTTTGTCAAACTCGTCATTTGCCAGTTCGCTCATTTCGGCTCCTTCATAGCGCGGATAGATTTTGCCAAGTCGTCGCCAATCGCGGTGTTCCACTCATCAAGAAACTTCGCCGCATCCTCCAGCCCCGCAGCGTGACCGGCTTGGAAGCCTTGCCACTTCTCGTCGTAGCGGTCAGCCTCAAGTTCTTCGTCCATGTTGTTTGATTTGGCGCAATAGCAGTTACCAAACCACTCGACACATTCCGGCACCGGATGCAGGCGCTCAAATTCTGTACGCAGTTCGCTCATGGCAGCTTCACCTCAAATTCCTGTGCGGGTTCCAGCCATTGCCAAGCGGAGTTAGGCAGGGATTTGAACACTTCCACCGTGCCGCATAGATGTTGCGCCGCCCGGAACTTCACCACCTGCGGTTCGCGCTGCTTTTCGAGAAAGGCGGCGATGATCTTGTCAACAACCTCTGAGCCGTTTTTGCACCGAAAATCATCTTCGGCAAAAAGTCCACCATAGCAAGACAGCCACAGGTCGTACTTCTCGGTTGCCGTCAGTTCCTTCGGTGGCCGGTCTGCGAGTTCCTGGCAGGCGGTCACGGCGTTGCGAACTATGTCGTGAGCCTCACCAAGTCCGGTGCAGTCATAGATGCTGCTGGTAAATTGTTGAGCGATGGCTTCGTACTCTTTTCTCAGTTCCATTACTTTCCTCCCTGTTCAAGACAAACCAGTTTTCCCCTCAACATCACCGACTCGATACACTTTCGCTTCCCGTTATCAGCGGCCATCAGCCGGACTAGCTTCGTACCCTCGATAATCTGCTCCCGCACTTTCATTTCCTCAGCCAGCCCCGGCAGGATGAAGATGTGCCAACACGCAAATGCTGCGGGAAGTGCTGCAATGACCCCCGCGATGAAGCTAGACCAAGCCAGCAGGAAGGGGTGACGGGATGCAAAGAGTTCTAGCATTCGTAACTCCTGTCCTCTGCGTGTTCGGTTTCCAGCATTTCGTAACCAATCCCGCGCTTGTCCAACTCTGCCCGGAGCTTCGGTAGCGCACGTTTGTAAATTTGGTAAACGTGCGTGGTGCCTGGTCCCAGGCGTTCGCCTATTTCACTGAACGACATTTGTGGTTCGTAGGTCATGCCGGTTCGCCTTCCCATCCACATTCTTCGCAATATTCCTGTGTCCCTTGGTCGGGGTCGCCGTTGTGATGACGGAATCCCGTTTCTTCGTCGCACTTGGGACACCTTGGCGAGCCAACCATCGGGCAATTCCGTGGGCCAGGACACGATCCCGGCATATCCATGTGTCGGCACTGGCAACCGCTGCGCTTTTTCGGGCCGTAGTCATCGGAGGAAATGTCTCTCATGGTCAGAACGGAATATCTTCTTCGTCGTTACGTTGCGCCGGCCGCTCGTCGTTCTTCTTCTTGTACGGCGGCTTGAATGACAGGGACATAAACTTTCCACCCTTGCCGTCTTTAATCCACGCGGACATATCGTGCATCTTGCCGTCCACCATGCAGGTGCCGGTGTAGTCCGGTTGAGAATCAACCTTGTCTTTCTTTTTAAACAAAACTCCAGAGTTGTCGCGCTGTTCGTATGCCATGTTTAAGCCGCCTTCTGTTCAGGTTTGAATTTCTTGATAGATGCACGCTCTTTGCTGCCAAGCTGCGACCACACTGCCGCCTGCTCCTCCATATCGCGCATGGAATAGAACTGCTTGGATGCATCGGCTGGCGAGTCGGCGTTAAGCAGGTCGCGGATTTGGGACAGGGAGATTTGAAGGTATTCCCGCTCCTCGCCCTGGGCGTTGGCCCAAAAATCCTCACCGGAACTGTTCGGGCGTACCGCCGACAACTCTTTTTTCGTCGGCTTTGCCGCCTCGTTACCGTCATCGTCATCGTCACCAACCACGCTGGCAAACGCTGACAGGCTGTAGCGCCGCGCATAGGTTGCCGCGCTGCCAAAGCCCTGTGCGTCCATCTTGGTCGCGGGGATAGACACCAAGTCGGATTCCATCCATTCACCGGACGAGTGAACGATTAAGGTCGTGCAGTTGATTCCCCTGTCCGTGCTAGACAGGTTTTGCACAATAGCAAGCCCATGCTTGGCAAATGTCGTCGTTACTACGTTCCTGACATTCGCAAGCGAAGCAAACTTGCTCTTGAAGTGCGGGTTCGTAGAGTCCAGACTCGGGTTCTTCAACTCCGCCTGTGCTGCCACCAATGCTGCCGCGAGATTGCCAATTTGCTCTGATTTGTTCATGCTGTTGCTCCTGTTGTTGTACGGTTTGATACCATTGCGCACTCACCGCTGCGCCTCATAGCGCATCCACCGACCTTCAATCTCCGCAACCTTGTCGGCGTAATTCAGCAATCCCCGGCAGACGATTTCACCGATTGCCAGCTTGAGCGCGTCAACCGATACGCCGTGCCTGGTGCGATCTGCCAGCCGCCCGACCTGTTGAATGTCGGTATCGTCCATTTCGGAAAACGCCTCGCAGACAAAGGTGACGTCTTGCAGCTTGGTTGTGGTGCCGCACAGTTTGTTGACTGAGCGGATAGCCGCGTTTATGCGGTCAAGGTTAAATTCGCTGGCGTCGTTCATAAAACCCCCATCAGTAAGAGTCCTGCAATCGAAAGGCCAGCTATCAGCCGGTCATAGTGGTCGGCGGTCATTCTTCGCCCTCGTCATCCGGTATTTTCCCGTCCTTGAAATAGGCGCTTACTACCGCCTGATGTGTCCGTATTGAGCCTTGCATATCGTCGTGCATTGACAACATTTCGCCCCTGTGTTCTTCGTCTTTATCCCACCGCCAAACAATTGTTTCCGCGTACCGCCCACCAAGGGGCGAACTGCTCTCGCGGTCAATGGTGCTGACAAAGAATCGCTTGCCATCGTGGTGAACATAGGACTGAATAAGTGTGTTGTCTGAGCTCATGCTCCTACCCCAAGTTGTCCGTGTTCGCTTGTCAGCGGCGAGGTATGCGCTTCTTCGTCTTTCTCGCAACAGCCGCCGTTGTAGCTGTTGCTTAGTTCCGTCCACTTGTAGCCACAGTGTTCGCAAGTCGCTACCGTGTCGAAAACGACACTGATAATTCCAACGTCATCAATGTGACGGCGGATTTGTTTTGCAATGTCGTGGCAGGTGTCAAGGTCATAAGCAACCGGCCCCTTGGGGTAGACCTCAACCCGATAGTTCTCGCGCTCAATTTTTCTGCTCATTTGCACACCGCCAGAATGTCTGTAGCTGATTTGTCTTTCAGCGCGATCACGCAGTCGTGACGCAGGCTTTGCGCCCTGTATGAGCCGACGCCAACGCTAGTTGTCGCCAACACAACCCAAAGCACAACGCCCGCACCAAGAAACGTCAGTACACGGTCGTAATTGTTCACACTGTCCTCCAAGCTAAATAAATAACCACCAGCCAAAACGCCAACGCTGCAAACAGAACCAGCTTGATTAGTGCGGGTGACTCGCGGCGGTCAGGCATGGTTGTCTCCTAATGGTTTTCGGCCTCAAGCCGCGTAATGTAAAAGTGGATACCGCCTGCGCACTCTTGCTGGAAATCGTCGTTAAACGTGTCAGCAACAACTTTGTCGCCAGCGCGGTATTCCGTTTTGTTGTCGTGCTGGCTGATACCAACCTCTGCACCGATTACCTCCAGCACTTGCACAAACTCAGCGCGGCATTTGCGGCCAAATGCGCTTGAGCGTTTGGCTTGGGCAGGAATGAGTAACTTGACGATTACGTTATCAATACATTTTTTCCAGCCGATCAGGTCGCCACCGGGAAGAATGCGGGTTTTGGCAATTACCAGTTCCGCGTTTTCGGCACAGGACAGGTTGGCACGGGACAGGTTGGCACCGTACAGGTTGGCACCGTACAGGTTGGCACGGGACAGGTCGGCACCGTACAGGTAGGCACCGGACAGGTCGGCACCGGACAGGTAGGCACCGGACAGGTCGGCACCGGACAGGTAGGCACCGGACAGGTTGGCACAGGACAGGTTGGCACCGGACAGGTCGGCACAGGACAGGTTGGCACCGTACAGGTCGGCACCGGACAGGTAGGCACAGGACAGGTCGGCACCGGACAGGTAGGCACGGGAATTAACTGCAATTTCCAGAGCGGCACTAATCGTCGGCGCATCGGCCTCAAACAACACTTTTGCGGTAAATTTGCATTTGATCTGTATCACGCTACCTCCTAGTTATCTCTAAACCCACTCACCGAATAGGCTTAGAGATGCCCGGTGGCCGACCGGGCGCGGTACAGCAATAGAACTGTTAGCTATTCACCTCTACTACCGCCTGTGTCTGGATTAGATCGCTGCACTAGGTCAGTGGCCGATGTTCTGGATTCGCCCGAGGGCCGCACTGTCCGGCGTTTGCTGCTGTGTGGCCTAAGCCAACAATTACAATTATCCAGATATGGACACACAAGTCAACAACTAATTGAATGTTTTTTTGAGTTCGGCGTAAAAATTGTTCTTGCATTCCGTGTCCGGATATGGATAATGGGGGAATGAAGCTAAATCAACTTATCACACACATGAAGGCCATGCGCCTGAAAGAGCTGGCCCAATTTGCCGCCAAAGCTGACGTTCCCTATCAGACGGCGCTAAAGATTCGCAACGGCACCACTAAGAACCCTCGCGTACAAACGACCGAGGCACTTACAAAGGCCGTTCGCAAATGACTTCCTCCCCGCGCATGACCAGTGAGCGCCGAAACTCTCCCCGGCGGCCGCAAGGCATGGTTGTGCGTGTTTGCCGGGTTCAAGCGAAAGATAAACTTGCCCGGCGTTTTTATTTGCAACGCGAGTTTGCATGAAGCCACGCCCATCCGAATTTACGCGGGAAGCCCTACGCGCCCGCAGAGCATACGAAGCCTATCAATGGTTACGCATTGCCAACGGACTGCCGCCAGACCTAAAGGCGGCTGTGCTGCTGGTTCCGCAGAAGGTTAAGCAATGACCCCAACACAGCGCAGCCTAAAGCTGATGCGAGAGCGCGGCTATCAGTGCTTCGTTACCGAACACTGGAACAGCTTCACTAAGCAACGCTCCGACCTGTTCGGATTCGCTGATCTGATTTGTCTCGGTTGGGACGAAGTGATTGTTGTCCAGACCACCAGTTACAGCAACGTGTCGGCAAGGATCAAGAAGATCACCGACCACGAAAACGTTTCTGCTGTGCGCAAGGCCGGAATAGGGATTCTTGTCCACGGCTGGCATGTGCCGAAGGGCAAGCGCAAGTACGAAGTGCGCGAAGTGGATTTGTCTTAGACCTTTTCCCTGGGAGGGAATGTGGCGCGTGCTAGGAATATCAAACCGGGCTTTTTCAAGAATGAACTGATAGCCGAACTGCCTTTTGAGGCGCGGCTGCTGTTCATCGGCCTTTGGACGCTGGCAGACCGCGAAGGGCGGCTAGAGGATCGGGCGAAGCGCATCAAGATGGAGCTGTTCCCGGCTGACAACGTGGACGTCGAGCCATTGCTGACCCTGTTGGTCAATAGCGGGTTCCTGGTGCGCTATGAGGTTGACGGACAACGGTATTTGTCTATTGAAAACTTCGCCAAACACCAGTCGCCGCACGCCAAAGAACAGGCAAGCACCATACCAGCACCAGACAAGCACGGTGCAACCACGGTGCAAGCACTGGATATTCCGGCACCTGCACCCCCTGATTCTCTGATTGCTGATTCTCTGAATCCTGATTCAAAAGCTTTGGCGGCTAAACGCCGCACAAAACTCCCCGACGATTTTTATCCTGACGAAACCGGGTTGAGCAAAGCGACGGCATCCGGCATTGCCGTATCTGACGAACTGGAGCGGTTCAAGGACTTCCACCGGGGAAAAGGCAACGTCATGGCGGACTGGCAAGCAGCTTGGCGGACTTGGGTTGGCAACGCGGTGAAATTTGCGAAGGGATCGAATCATGGAAGCAGTCGTGACGAGGACAGAAAACGAACCATACGAAACCTCACCGGGTACGACGCGGACGCCATCCCATCGGTTTCAACACGCCTTAGTTGACCGGCTGTTTGGTCGGTTTGCGCTGCTTTACGGGAATACCTTTGCTGACGCATGGCGGGGATTGCCTGCTGACGAAGTGAAAAAGTGTTGGGGCGATGAACTGTCAATTTTCACCATCGAGCAGGTAGGTATCGCGGTGGATAAGTTGAAAAGCGAAGGCGGCAAGTTCCCGCCATCCCTGCCGGACTTTCTGAGGCTGTGCCAGTGGGCTAGGTCGGTCAGGCCGGACGCTGCAATCAGCGAGTTTCCGGCACTCCCTGCAAGGCTGGCAGAGGGCAAGCAATCGGCGGAGTACATCGCGGCCAAGGCTAGGTGCATGGCCGAGGTTGCGAAGTTTGGCAAAACTCCACCTTCCCGCGATTGGGCCTACAAAATTATCGACCGCGCCCAAGCTGGCGACAGGGTAGCGCCTGCTGTGCTGGCGAAAGCGCGGGCGGCGGTGAGCGCATGAACCCGGTCATTATCGGCAACGCGACGTTGTATCTGGGCGATTGCCGGGAGATATTGCCGACGCTGCCGAAGGTGGATGCGGTGATTACTGACATTCCCTACGGCGAAGTAAACCGCGAATCAAGCGGATTGCGAGTTCTGGATAAAGGTGCAGCAGATATTGAAACGTGCAGCATTGCTGATGTTCTTGGCGCTTTATCGCTTGGCGAATCTGTTTATGTTTGGTGCGGGATGGAGCAGGTTAGCTGGCTGCGCGCCGGACTTGTTGAAGCGGGATATTCAACGCGTCTATGTATTTGGGAAAAGTCCAACCCAAGCCCAATGAACGGGCAGCATATTTGGTTGTCGGCCATAGAGTGTTGCGTGTACGGCAAACGGGCTGGCGCTCATTTCGCGGAGTTTTGCAAACCGCCAGTGTTTCGCGGGCCTTCGGCAGAAAAAGAAGATCACCCAACGCCAAAGCCGGTTTGGTTAATGACGCGTCTGATAAACGCCAGCGCCAAACAAAACGCCACCATCCTCGACCCGTTCATGGGCAGCGGAACGACCGGGGTAGCAGCGATGCAGCTTGGCCGCAAGTTCATCGGCATCGAGATAGAGCCAAAGTATTTCGACATTGCCTGCGAGCGTATTGAAAACGCGCAGCGGCAGCAAAAGCTATTCGGGGATGCCGCATGAACCCCGACCACAGAGTATTGCAGCAAATCCGCGCTGAATACCCTGGCCGACTGCCGCATGGCCTGCTAAGGCTACTGGCGCGGGAATTTGGACTATCCAGAAACAGGGTATGGCGAATTATGAGGGGTGAAGCGTGAAAAACCTAAAGGTTGGGGATCGGGTGCGGATAATTGAAAAAGACAGCGACGCTTTCGGGGATAAAGCAACGATATGGAAAATTGAAAAAGACGTTGAATTTTCGCGCGTCTTTCCGAGGGGTATGGGGTATTGCGTAGACATTGACGGTCACGGCAAATTTTCAAGCAATGGCGATGAAATAGCTTTTCCGGCTCATGTGCTTGAGCCGCTAGTCCAGCCCGACGAACTGGCATGGCAACAATTCCGCACCCATTTAAAGCCAAACCCGGCGATTATTTTCGACGCTGATCCTATTGTCGTCAGCACAGACGAAGAAGCTGAGCGGATAGCGGACACGGTGCCTAACTCGCACATCATCGTGGCGATTTACCGGAACGGGCGGCGGATCGTGCTGAGCGAATACTATGGCCGGTCGCAAACAAACCGTCCCTAAATCCCTTGTTGACGGGTGGGTCAATATGCTTAAAGGCTGCTCGAAAAACGGCTTTTACCGCGAGAGGGCACTGGCGAAGCTGAAAGCAGAAAACGAGGCGCTTTATAACGCGGTTATTAAACGATTGGGGGACAAGTGATGTTTATAAAACGAAGGGGCGGGATGGCCGCGTGGTTGGAGGGTTATCACAACGCGCCACCAGCGTTGTTTGTAGATTACGACGATTGGTTTTTAGAGTCTTATGGTGATGGTCGCAGGCACGCCCTAGACGATGGTGCCGCCGCCAAGTTTAGGGAAAGCAAGAAGGCGCAGACCAAAGCTATTCGCGCCAAGTTCAAACAAATCCGCGAGGCCAACAAAAAATGAACATGGAAGATTTAGAAAAGCGGGTTGAGGCCGGAATTATTTATTTGCATGAGGGATCAATGGCGCACGCTCAAGCCCGAGCCGACTCTAATTACATGGCCGACTGGATAAAGGTAGAGAAGGCGCGACTAATGGCGCTATTTGTGGGTATGAGCGTCACAGCAGCGGAAGCAGAGGCATTGAGGCATCCGGCCTATTTGGCGGCCCTAGAAGCCAAAAAAACAGCCGACGAGATATGGTTTACCGCTCAGTTCAAACGAGCGGCGGCAGAAACCATTACCGAGGTTTGGCGAACCGCTTGCAGCAATGCAAGAGCAAATGTTTAGCAAAAAGGGGAAGTCACGCCGTGGCAAGTGGACAAAAGAACAATCTGCTTATGTCTCCAGATGCGAGGATGACGGATGCGTGCTATGCGCTTTGCTTGGATCACCGGGAACGCCCGCAGCATGGCATCACGAAAAGGAACGTTGGCACGGTGCCGGAATGCGTGCGCCTCTGCCCGACCTGTGGCCGCAAACTGGACAAGACCAACGCACAGCGCAACCTTTTTCACAAACCATGCCGGACCATCGGCAACGAGATAGGCGAGACCGCCGGTCATATCAAAGAGGCGATCAAGGGCGATTTTTACGGGATAGACGAGTACAAGATAGGCAAAAACTGGTATCGGCGGATCAAGCCTAGTGAGTCATCCGAGCGGGACGAATATTCGAAATTGATCGACTACACCTACGTTTGGGCAGCACAGAATTTGGGGATGACATTGGCAGACAGGGCAGATAAATGAAAGCAGTTTTAATAAATTGTTTGGGCATTATGTTGGGGTCATGCATTTACGCGGCAATTTTCCGCGATGGGTGGGCATACGGGATTGAGCATGGTTATTTCATTGCGGCTGGCTATTTTTGCTATTGGTTTTTAAATGAAAAGCCAAAGGGATGACCAATGCCGAACGAAAACATCTCGAAATGGTCGCCGGATTGGGTTGCATCCTATCCCGTCATTATGGCTTCCCTGATACGCCAGCAGAAATTCACCACGTTCGCACAGGAACCGGAGCGGGGCGGAAAGCCAGCCATTACGAAACAATCCCGCTATCGCCACACTTCCACAGGTTAAGCAATGAGGCGTTTCACGTTATGGGCCGGAAAGCCTGGGAGCGGCACCACGGAGTGACCGAGTTGGAACTATTGGAACAGGTGCGGGAATTGCTAGGCATTTGCGCCTGATAAACAGGGAAATTGCAACACGTTCGCCGGACGTGTCGCAATATCTCGCTCTTATATACACATGAAGTCGCAGATTGCGGCATCGGGCGTTTAGCCGTTAATGAAACCAGTTTTTCTGTGTGATTTTCAGGCCCTTGTAAATCACTGTGTTGTGTTTGGTAATTTTTGCGTACACCTTGCAAAATGCCCCCGCTGAATTTGTGCCAGCCATAAAAACATACCCTTCTTCACCTGAAGATTGGGGGCCGAACCCTGAAACCGCGAATTTCCACTTGTTATTGTGTTTATATTTAATCAATCCGCTTGGGTGAATTTTCATGGTCTTATCCTTTAATCAGTAAGGTCTTGGTCTAGTTCTGGATGGTCTTGCAGCTTGGTCTTTATCAGAAACAACTCAAACATACCGGGATGACACCGACGATGCTGCGGCTTATCGGGTGATAGTTCCCACTGCAGCCATGTCCTATACGTTGTGTGGATCAGGGCCGCGCATTGTTCCAGCGTGAGGCCGGACAGTTCCCGAGCGCGTTTTATGGTGGCGGGAGAGGGATTAGAGCGGCGGGTGCGCTTGCCTCTGTTTGGGTGGTTGGTCATGAGCGCCACACACCATCCGCGCCGATGCAAACATCGCCAATTTTGCGCTGAAAGTCGCCGGTTTTGGAAAGCTGGAAAACCTCAAGCCATGATTTCCCCGAGCGGTCGCTTGAGGTTCCCATCCAGTAAACGCCGACGCCAATTTGTGCGGCTTTTTTTTGTGTCAGCGTGTAGTAATCTGCGCCCGCCTCATTATTAGAGTTGAGAAAATCGGCAATTTGTGCGGCTTTTGATTTCATTTATATCCCCTATGCGCCAAGGCGCTTTGATTGATACCGAACCATTGCGGGCGGGTTTTCATGATTGCACCTCATCAACTTGAATAACCAGGTCTTTTGTTTCCTCGCCGGTAAACTCATCCTCATTGGTCACAAATACCTGACCGAGAAAATACTTACGCGCTCCGGCAAGATCGGTATTGATGCCAGTTACCCAAGAGTTGCCTGATTGACAGATAACGCGAACGGTAGTTTTCATGCTTGCACCTGAAAAACGTTAGCAGCGCCGGAGTTGTCCGTATAAACATGGTGCCGATTTGAACTGGCCATGCTATCGGCTGTCGAAAAGATGTTTGCTTTAAGAAAAAGCAACTCATCGGCTGGCAACACTCCGGCTGGTTTGGCAAATGCCATATGTACGCCATACGAGCCACCAGCGCGCGACGGTGACATTATTACTTGGCCGGTAGTCAGATGTATGCGCCCGATGCGAGTATCGGATTGAATCATTGCTGATTCTGTCTGATTGCCAGCATGAAACGGATAGACGATAAAATCCTGCGCTTTGCGCATACCGTCAAATTTTCCGTCGAATGAAACGGTACCCATGCAATTGCGTTTGAAGTTTGAGAGCATGATTAATTATTCCTTTGTGAGATATAGATTAGTTTGCTGCAATGTGTTTGTTCAGGTTGCAAAGGTATTCATATGCTGGAATAGCCATATATTTTTGTGTGTTGATCTTCGCAACAATTGCCGGGTTATACGTTTCAAGAATTGCTTTGTTGTCTGCAATCCTAACGATAATCCAAGAGTTAGATTTCATTGTTATTCACCTATCAACGATGCGCCAGAACCATCAGCGCGACTTCCAGTGGAACACCCTGTTTACGCAGATTCTTAGCAGCTCGGAGTGTGCCTGACTCGCGTTGTTGGTCGCGGGATTTGCGGACACCGAACGAACCGAGGGCGATGACGGCGGTAATGGCTTTGAGGTATGACATTTTGTATCTCCAGCCCCAGTACCCGAGGCGCGGTGCGCGGGTGCGCTTAGTTGTTGCGGTAGATAGGCAATTTGTGAACATCGGGCCCAACAAACACAACAAAACCAAACCACAGAACGCTAACAGCGCGAAGTGATTTGGCGGGAATAACAACAGGGCGGCCAGTGAAGATTGGCGAGCGAATGATTTTGAGCATGATTTTCTCCGGTTGTTTGTGCGTTGTTGATGTATGAATGATGCACCCATAGAACACGCTACACAATACCCAAAACGGTATGAATGCTTGCAATTAATAGTTGCATAATCGGATCGGCTGGATTAGAGTAACCACGTAGCGCCTTGGGGCTATAACCCGGCCCGGTTACTCGCTTACGGCATGGGGAACCATAAAGGCTGACTAGCAATGCCGGGACATCAACCCGGCGCACCGCACGGCTATCAGAAAGCCCAGCCAATGCAAAGCAGCGCAACAGGTCAATACCAGCGCGGTGTAGTCAGTCCAAACAAGTAGCCGTTTTTTTATGGGGTGCAGAATTTCGTCCACAATTCCCAAGGGCGCATCAGTCAATCAATGACAATGACCACATCAGCGGTAGACCACCGCAAACTGCGCCGAGTAGGCACCAAGCGCATCGCAAAGCATGACTACCGCACCAAAATGCTCTGCCTGGCTATCTACGCCGAAACACTGTCACGCACTGCCGCAAGTAAGCGCACAGGCATTCCAGAGTCCACCATTCAAACTTGGCTAGATGAGGATGGGAGTGAAACAGTATTAAACGACTTGCGCCAAGCCATCCGCCGGGAGATGGCTTTCAAGTGCGCAGAAGTCGCAGTCCTGGCGGTCGATGCAGCTCGGGACAGGATAGCCAACGGAGACCATAAGGTGCTGAGCAGTGGCGAGATCGTGCGGGTTCCGGTCACGGCTAAGGATGCAACGTATGTAGCAGGCATGATGATCGACCGACACGCGCTGCTGACCGGCACCAACCAGGGTAATGCTAGTGCAGCACTGGAGCAGGTAGCAGCCAAGCTCATGGCAGCACTCAAACCAGCAGAGCCTAAGCCGGGGCCAGCCGATGATAAAGCGTGATAGATCAATGGCTTATGCGCCATGCGACACCCTGGCCACCCTGTGACCGGCTGGAAAAAAAGGGGTACGCAAAAATTACCAAACACAACACAGTGATTTACAAGGGCCTGAAAATCACACAGAAAAACTGGTTTCATTAACGGCTAAACGCCCGATGCCGCAATCTGCG